TATTCGTTGAAATCTATCAGTGCTTCGGGAGCCCCCACCATTCTAAGCAAACATTCTATCGATTTACGAGTACCTTTAGACTTAAATAACCACGCCGAATTTATAATTAAATTTCTATAAAATTGATAGTTTATTTCTTCAGGTGTTGGTCCTATTTGTAATCCAGGAAATGTGTTTGGTTGTGTTGTAAAAACCGCTTGTAATAATTCTTCGTTTGAAATTGGTGAAAAGTTTGTAACCCATCCTAATGTTTGGGCCAAATTTTTAAGAAGTTGTGATGGTATGTCATTTTTGACAGTATAATGAACACTATTAATATTCCCCAAAGCAGAAATGAAGGACTTTGTTTGATCAAAACTTCTACCATAAATTTGTAACAATTTTTCAAATTTACGATCAGGAGTGTCGAATTCTTTTAAGGCTCCGGTTGTTAAAAATCTTGATATAATATTTGTATTATACGTATCCAAATTAATTGCAAAATCATTAATTTTGGTAAGATAATTATCAAAAACTTGGGATTCAATATCTAAATTCCACAATCCACTTTTTGGAAATGTTGCAAGTTCGGTGGTTATAGTAAAAGTTCCGTCTTCTTGTTCTCTTGGAACCGTAAAGGTTGCGGTATATGCCGGTGTTATATTTCTATTCAGTAAAAAGTTTTCTACTGGGTCAAACTTTAGGTTGAAGACTCTGTTAACTTCAAAACTATTTGGTCGAATAACCAAATAGTCGTATGAAATACTGTCTCCATTAAATGGATTACCATCAACTATTATTTTCAAAGACGTAGAATTAGTTGTTGTTGGGTATAAATAATTTATTGGATATTCATTTCCATTAACCACTAATACATATTTTTTATATTCCAACTTCATGTTTCTTAGAATAGAAATTTCCATTTCATTGAACAACATATTGGTTTCTGCGTTAACTGTGTAATCTATATCAAATGGGTTTCTTATCGATGTTATTAATATTTCTAAAGTTGTATCATTTTCAACTGAGTCATAAGTTACATTAAAAGCGGTCTCTTGTGTAATAAATTTGTTAGTAGTTGGAGAAACTTCTAATCCTGCGGGAAAAAAATTTATTATTTTGGTTATTGATACTGAAAATCTTTTAACCAAAGATCCATACTGTGTAAAATTAGTAACTTGAGATAAATCGTAGTTAGGATATACTCTGTAGTTGTTTGCCAATATTTCAGCGGCCTCAACATTGTTTTCAATATTAATACCTTGTAAATTTATAGGATCCGAAAAAGTTCCAATATTAAATTTTCTGGTTTGTTTTTCAGAAATATTTGTGGTGAAGTTAAAATTCGCTTGCGTTAAACCTCCTCCAGTTACTAACTGAACTCCAACCAAATTATTTGAAAATTGATTGGCGGCACTACTCTGAGGGGGACAAGTAAATTTATTAACCGCCATTAAGGTGTGATATTATTAAATGCCTTAGAGAAATCAATATTGTCGCCTCGGTTTTCTCTTACCTCATAGAGTAGAGAGTTGAATTGGTCTTTGATTTCATATAAGTTATACTGTTGATAAATATTATTATCAGCATCGTAAATTGTATAGATACCGTCTTCAATTGACTTAGTTTGGTTTCCATATAAGGCAATTGCAAGGGTTGAAATGTCTTGGTCCACAATTTCAATTTCTGTTGAAATTGGATTAAAATATGTGTTTGTTATAATAATATTTTGATTAGGTTGTCCAATGAATGGAGTTGCGCTTGGTTTGTTAGTAGGGGAAGATGATGGTGATAAAGTACAAAACATCAAATTTGTTGCACCCTCCACATATCTATATCTAATTGATTTTTGAATTGTGTTGGTCAAGTTTTGAATAACCGGTTCGCAGTAAAAAGATGAAGTTATTATTCTGAAAAAATTTGGAATTTTAGTCCCGTCTGAATTCAGATACTCAACTCTAAATCCAACAAGACCTTGATTTATAAATTTATTTCTGTATTCAACAGGAACATTATTAAGATCAATTACAATTCCTTTAACATTAGGTAATGCAGACAAAACTCCACAATCAGTTATTGTTGTTCTGATTTGTGCTGGTCTTATCATAAGTGTATAAATTCCTAAACTAGTGAATTGATCTGCGGGTAATTTTAAACTGTATAATCCCCCTAAAACTTCCACAGTATTTCCACCAGTCTCGTTGTTGTTAAAGTAGGGTCTTAAAACATCTTGTGCGTTTAAAGTGGTTAAAATAAAGTTTTCCGTGTCATCTCTTGATGGTGTATAGACCATGACAATTTCTACGTCCTCGGGGCTCACGTCTGCCGGTCTTATTGTCCCATAATTACCTGTTGCCATTTTTTTTTCTTTTTTTTAATAAATATTTATGTTGATATTTTTTCGATGTTAAAGTATTTGTATCCATATTTTTCCAAATCACCTACATTATCAACTTCACCAATTCTTTGTATATTTTCGAGTGGGGTGTATTTACCCCTTTCTACAAAGACATTAGTTATAATTTCGGGTTGATCAATAACATTAATTAAAGCCTCATTTTTTGTTAGAGCACTCAACACGATGTCACCAGGCGCCAACCCATATGAATCTGTTACATATATTGTAAAATCTTCATAATCTAAGTATGTTATTCCATTAATCGTATAGGCAGTATAAGTATTAGATTGATTTGGTCCCCAAAACGTTCCTATTGCACCTGTTGTTCCAGTTACTTGTAACCCTAACTTAAATTTGCCATCATACAAATTTGATTTTGGTCCAAATTGTGATAAATCATTTACAGTCGATACAGTTAAACCTGTGATTTGGAATGGAACTGTTGTGTAGTTATATGAATAATAATCATTAATATTTGTATTCGAATCTCCTGTGAAAATATAATCGTAACTTAACGGAGTGTTTGCCCAACTACCTCCCGCAGGATAAAATGTTATTGTACCATTAGGGTTTGAGATTGTTACATTTGTGAAAGGAATATTGATTTTTTTTTGAACTTTGGAAATGCCCCAAGGCGAGTTTGCCGTCAAAGTTATTGTGTAACTTGTTTGACTAAGAGGATAAGTATGTGTAATTGGAGTAATGCCCAAAACTAATTGTGTTGGGGAACCGTCACCCCAATTTATTGTGTAAGTAACTAATTGTAAAAATTTTATCAACTCCAAGTCAGAAGTGTTATAGAATGTATAAGTATAAGGGTTTAATGTGGTTGCAGTAACAATAAAATTGTTCAACACGTCGAGTTGTAGAATCATTCCGTCTGTTGGGGTATAATAACCCAAATCGACAGTAGATTCGGTAAACATTATATTAACACTCAAACCAGTTAGAAATGAGGTTCCTCCAGTGTTTCCTGATAATATATACTCCATTGGAAGATAAACTCCCGTTGTTCCTGTTGTAGTCGCACTGATTGTTGTTGCGGTTAAACAACATGGATCTATAATTGTTGTGATATCGGTTTCGCCTGTATACGTTACGTACACTAAATCACTTTTAATGTTTTCGGGAGATACTATAAAATTATATTGTTGAAGTTCCATTATGGGTTAACGTATTCATACCACTTTATCGGTGTTACTGAATCTCCAACTCGCAAATTTGTTGAGGTGGAGAACACTTCATATGTTTTAGTTGAGTAATTCAACTTATACCTATAATAGAAATAATCAGAATTATTGAAAGTAAACTTGTTTGGTAATATTAAATCTTGTTTGGTATTAGTCATTTGTTTGAATGTTCCTATTCTTGCATCAAAAAATTTTGCGGTTACAAAAAATTCATCTATATCTATAAAATTTTTACTTCTCAACCAATAGATAAAAAAACCTTCTTTATCACCAATAAAGTCCAAAATCATCTGAGGTTTTTTAATATCGACTTGAGGAACTAAATTTGATAATGTTGCAACTTGTGTAGTTCCTTGTTGAACTGGAAGAATTACTGATAAGTAAATTTGTTGTTGTTTTTCATCTACACTATCATAAAAATCCAACTTAAAAAAAGATTTTGTAAATGGTTTAGAATAATAATAAATTTCACTAACACTAAATCCATTATTGAGATATGAAATCGACCAATTACCAACTGTATTTGCGGTTATAGGTTGTGAATAATCATAAAAATAAAAATCATATTGTATCGAGGTGTTTTGGTTTGGAAATATATTTTGTGAAAATCTTGCAATTTCAAAATCTGCGGCAGGTCCAATGACTTGATCAATAACTTCAACTTCATATTCATCAATCGCCTGATCTTTACCTGTGAAATCCCACTGCATATTGATTGGAACGTTGACATAACCATCGATACTACTTTTTACTATTTTAATTCTATTCGCATTCATCGGATAAAGGATCTGCTATTGTTGTAATGTTTAACGGTATTGAACCTGTAGTTGCGTAATCATTAGGGATATTAAATAATTCTGGCGTAATTCTGAATATTGTATTTTTGTATGGATAATGTGCATCATTTAAAAAAGGATAATCTACCCCAATACCATCAGTATCAATGTACCCATACGGATATTTATCTCTCCACCTAAAAAGTGCCGATAACGTTGAGTAATAAGAATAATCAGGTATTCCAACAACGTTCAATGCATTTCCTTCTTCGACATAATCTGAAAAAGCCGCAATTTGAATTACACTATGTGGTTGATAAAAATAACCAGGTTGATTGGTCGGCGTGAAATCAGTAAATAAGGTAAACCAATTTGTATTATATTTTATTTTGTGTTGATATTCCGAAATAACCCTTTCAAATTGATTATAGTCATTCCATTCACAAAAATCTCCATCTATTGTGTCTCCTGATTGTAAAAAATTGTTATAAAAAAATGGACCTGACCCAATTAGCGAAACATAACTATTTTGTCCTATGAAAGGGTTCGAGTTTATATTATTGTCATCCCACCAAATTTGGGGTTTGTTGTTTTCTAAAAAAGTGTTAAAATACCAACCTTGTTTCAAATTTCTAGTCCACCCAAAATACCCTCTCCAAATTGTAGTAAAAAATAATTCAGATAAAGGTCTCCCTTGATTGTCACTTAATCCTTGTATGTTAACATCACAATTGAAGGAAAGGGTGTATGTTCTACTTCCTTCTTTTGTTGAGGTCCTGTTTCGATTATCTGGTGTTAAAGCGTCGACCTCACATTTTACTTTGTCACCATATATGTTTCTTTCAAACCCTGCATTTGCAACTATTGCGCATTCAGGATTTGTAAGAATTCTATGTCTTCTAACATAATACTTACTTATTGTGTCTGCAGAATTGGCAGCATTAATAATTCTTCTGAAAGTTCCTTGTTGATTACTGTTAAAAGTTGTTCCAGTATATCCAATATTTTTTATATTAAATATAAATTGGTCTGAACCTGTTCCCGAATTTCCCAAACTTGCCACTTGAAATATTTGAATTCCATTATAATTGATTGTTAAATAAACATATTCACCAACCTCCAACCCATGTCTAACGGGACATTTGAATGATATTTCATTAGTATTGTTATTATTTCCAACAATTACATAGAATGGAATCCCATCAGATGCCGTCCAATTCCAAGTAATTTGTTTTCTTGGTTCAGAAGCAAACAATTGTTTGTTATAATCATTATTGAATGCGTAACTAACATAATGACTCCAATTATAAGTTGAAGCGCTAACGTTTTTGAAGTTTAAATGATTATTAGGTGGTTGAGTGTATCCTACAACATTGTTGTCTGTTCTGATAAAATCGAATTCAAAATATTGTGGAAATCCACTCCAAAGAACTAAAGGGTTTATCGGTGGGTTTGGAATTAATCCATTAATGTTGGCATTACCCGATGGGTAATACTGTGCGGCATTTTCAACCTCGTTTGTGTAGTATAAATTATTTCTGAAAGGTATATATTTTGTGGCTCCACTCAAACTATTTTCAAATAAAATTGTATATTTTGAAACAGGTCTAAAGACTGTTGACGCTTGTCGTTCTTCATCAAATACTGTTGCTAAATTAACATCTACACTCCTATCATATTCGATTAGATTTCTAAAACTTTGAGCAAAAGGCACGTTCAAAAATTGATCTTGTTTAGGTGCGGATTTGAATCTTTGCGTTGAAAGAATTATTTTGGTTGAAGGGTCTACAGTCATCATTGTTCTTCTACTGGTACGTAAAGTTTATAGAATCTATTGATTGCCGTTTTACCATTATTTAATCCAAAATAGAAGTGATATGGTGCACCAACCACAACCGCCTGATTAGGTGTTCCTAAAGGTTGTCCAAAATTTACAACAGTTGGTGGAATTAATGGTTCTGGAACTCCAGCCAAAGTATAGTTTGCAATATAACCCAAATAAGTTGTACTTGTTTTATATTTTTCTCCCGGTGTTGTGAAATCTAAATCTTGATAATTTTTCTTAAAAAAACCTTGTCCTATGATATCAGTATACCAATTATTATCTTCTGTTCCGAAAATATTCTGATTAGGATTACTTTTTTTCAAACTCCATTTATAGTGGGGAACTTGTTGTGATTTAGGATAACCAAAGTAGTTTTGAATTAAAGGATTAATTGAGTATGTTTCAATTCCTGGGGATTCTATTTGTCTATATCTCAAACTTTCTTCAGGAGTTTGAAAAAACAAACCAAGTACAGGTTTAATTTCCGCACCAGAAGGTGGGTTAGAGGGATAATAGTTGTCACCAAAGAAAATATATGAATTTGCATTAGGTCCTTGTAAATTTTCAGTTGTAAAGGGTAGAACTTTCCATTCAGAGTTGATTGACAACATTTGAGCCCAATCTCCATCAATTCTATCTCCACCTCGATTACTGTTAAAAAACTGAACAATTCCTTTTCCTTCAGAGTTGTTTCCACCATTACTGATAGGTATGATTCTTTGTCTGACTCCTTGATTTAATATTCTAGATAAAAATCCTAATTGGACTATATCTGCGTTATCTTGGTAAGATGTTGGCTTTAACTGATCAGCATAATATGATGCTCCATCAGTTCTACAACAAATTTCATTAATAAAAGAATCTCTCGGACCTAAATCCACTAATGTGGTTGGGAATTGTATTTGTCTTTTATTATAACCATATCCGGGATAGTTTATTAGAGATGAGGGAATGTTGGGATTTGGGGTCGGACTTGCCTTTCCAATAAATTCTTGGATTGTATTATTCCAAGGTGAAGACCTGTAATAAAAATTATTATTAATATCATCAAATATTATTACATCTTTACAATATGAATAGGTT